AACTGATATGGATCTCAGTAAGATGACAATTAATGAGGTTGTAGAAGAACAGAAGAGAAGACTTGCATCTGGTGAAGCAACTTATGGTGAATATACATCAGCTGCTGTTGGAAGATATCAGATGATGTATCCAGAAAAGGCTGCAGAAGCTGCTGGTTTTGATCCCGCAACCACTCTGTTTACTCCAGAGAATCAAGATAGGATGGTGATTGCAAAATACCTAAAAGGTCAGGCTGGACTGACTCAAGAAGAGATTGATGGTCCTCTTACACCAGAGATTATTGATAAACTGGCACCAGTATTTGCTTCCTTCCCTAACTTGTTCGGACCTGATGCCAAAGGTAGAACTGGAACTAATACCAGTTACTATGGTCAGGGTGGTAAGACAAAAGAAGAACTCATGCAAATGTATGATCAAAACTTGAAGAAACCATCTTCTGACTTACCTCTTCAACCACCAACTGATACACAAAGACAACAGAAGTTGAGACAACAGGAAGAAGAAACTAGAAGATTGATGCAAGGTGATCCAAGATTTACTGGAGCTCAGAGTTCTTTACCACCTCAACTCTCTCCACCA